AAATTTAGGATGCATAGAACCAAGATAAAAAGGTAAATCTCCGTACCTAGTTAAATCAGCTGTATATTCTGACTGAGAGAATATATCTTTGTAAGCAGAGTGGATTTTTATTTTTGTAAGCAATGACGCTCCTCAAAATCATCAAAAATTAATGTATCTAATTTATCATCATACCAGTATATGTAAAATTTATTATTGAATCCAACTAAAAATTTATACTCTTGGAATGCTGCTCCCACTTTATCTTCTTCACTTGGGATAGGATTTTCTTGCCCAGGATGAGAGTGAAAAACCCCCCAAATATTACCATCATGTTTTACCAAAGCAGCAGGGTCTAAATAAAAGGTTTCTTTTGGTAGATCACTAATATTTTTACAAGGAATATATTCAAGATTTTTAGTTATAATGCCTACTGCCTCAAGAGGGTAATCTCTTAACGCATGATTATTCATATCTTCTTTCAGTTTACTAAACTTTTCCATCTAACCTTCTTTATCGTGTATTGTATAAAATATTTATGATAGTCATATATAGCACTATCTCTATTTTCAATCATTTGTAGTATTTTATTATTACCTACATACATAGCAACATGGTTTACAACATTTGTTGATCCTAAACACATTAAAATAAGATCATAAGGTTGTAGTGTATCAACCTCAATCCAATCACCATTTTTTGATCCGTTTAAAAAATGTTGTTCATGAGTTTTAGTAAACCATTGATCATCGACCATTTTTAAAAAATCACTTGAAGTATAGGGTATCTGTATACCAGCCTGTTCTTTAAAAACATAACACAATAAAGTAAAGCAGTCCATACCTACAGCAGGGTCTGTACCAAAAAGTTTATAAGGAATGTCAGTGTATTTGTTAAACCATTGATTCATGGCGATATAAGGCGCATATACGCTTTACCCAATAATCAGATAAAGTTTCTATACGTGAGACCCCTCTCTCTTCAATATGTAATATTTGAGTCGGTTTTAAAAATAACCCAAAATGTATAACTAAATTTGAATTTAACGACTTAAAAGCTATTACATCATAGTTTTCAGCGTCTGTCAATTTAACTTTTAGAGCACACGTTGAAGCCCATCTGTCTACATGTTCAGTAGAAAAATGCTTTAACCAAGCCCTTGAGTGGGGGTAAGAAGGTAAGGTAAATTCTATACCAAGTTCGTTTTTGTAAAATAGGCGTATTAATTCAATACAATCAATTACTCCATATTCATGTCTTAGTCCTAAATATTTTTGTACCATTCAGCTAACTCTGGATAAACTGCTTCGAATGATTCATTTCTGAATAAATCACTTTGTTTATTTTGTTTTTTAAACTCATTGGCTAGAGCACTATCGTCTCTACTACTCAGATGCCTTAATGAATCAAGAATAGTATTTAATTCGTAATCAGTAAGATTATTTATATCCAATAAATCTTTTTTATATTTTTTTAAAATAGTATTTTTTATAGATTTTGAAAGAACAGTAGTTGACTGATAGATAGGACTTGTCAAGTTAGTAATGCTAAAAGATTTATCTAAAGATTTGATCCATGTTATTAGTTCTATATTACTAGTTATTGAGTAGATACTACTTACAATAGAAAAAGTTGTTATATATTTAGAAAATTTAACACTGTTTTTTTTAAATAATTCTATATCTAGACCTTTTCTGCCATATTCAGCCTGTTCATTAAAACCATCTATACTAGGCCATAGTTCTATGCTTTTAAAAGATTTCCACAGTTCTTCTAAATCATAACCCTTAAAATTACCACTATAAGAAAGATTTGTATTATAGGATAATTCTATATTTTTACTACAACCTGAGTTTACTAAAAATTGTAACATTTTATAATGACCTTCTTGAACAAAGGGTTCACCACCAGCAAAATACATATTCTTAATATATTTTTTTATATTTTCTATATCTTGCCAAAATTTAATATTATGAGTCCAATGATCATAATGGTTGGGAGCATCTTGGTGTAGTTTACCTAAGTATTTTTCTTCTTTTGCCCATGAAGAAGATGCGTAAGACCCACACATTCTACATTTAAAATTACATAGGTTACCAAAGCGAAAATCAAGATATATAGGTGGGGTGTTTAAGAAACCATCTTTTTCTGTTTTATTATATAACTTAGTATAAGAAGAAAATTTAGAATTCATACGTTGTCTATGGCTTGTAACACCGTTACTTTCCCAATCATAACAAACTTTACAATCTTTTACATAATTTCCATTAAGCATAGCCAGTCTTACTCTTTTCATATGAGAAGAGTTAAAAGCTTCTAAAGGAGATAGGTTTTCTCCAAATAGATTATTATCGTGATTTAAGGTAAAACAACATAAGGCATATTTACCCGATAAATCCCCGTATTGATGAATCCACGGTAAGATACAACGCTTATCCTCTTGGGATTGTTCGTCCTGTGCCAGGAAAGCCTCCAAAATGAAGTTGATTGTTACGAAGGGTACAAGCTATTAAAGATTTTGAACAGACATCACCCGATGAGTCGGCTGCAATCTGATTATTAGCAGCTATAGGATTAGCATTGGCTGTTAAAACAGGAGAAGATCCGGGAATAGGATCGCTACCAGGCCCTGGGTATTGACATTCAGGACCTTTATATACCCACTGACAGGTATTTTTATAAAATTTGCGTTTAGGTGTTACTAGCTTAAAGTATTGAAGCCACGAGATTAAATTAAAAGTAGCTGTATCATCACTTAGTTTTTCAAGTTGGTCAATCTTAAACTTGTCTTCTACATAAGACTCTGAATCGGCTAATGGATTAACGATATATAAAGGATCAAATCGGGCTACATCAGCATCTAATTCATTGCTCAGAAATAGAAAAGAATTTCTTTCAATTGATTGAATTGTTCCCTCAATAGTTCCTGAAGCAGCTCTTACATTATCACCTACTCTATAGGGTAAGGTATTATAAACCTCAATTACATTACTACTTACTGATTCAACACTACTGTACTCAGGCCAGACATCTAAAAAATTAGCGAAAGTAGTTCTTATTTCTACTACACCACCTAATAAATCTCTAGTATCTTGTTTTTGTTCTGTCCAAGTACCTCCAACAGAGAGAGTTTGGGTTCTATCAAACGAAGCGTTAGCGCGGCCATAATAGTTTTGTATAGCAGCGTCATAGTTTAATCCGTCTGGGTTACCTGTAGTTCCTGGAACTGATCTAGGATCAATACCGTTTACTAACTCACCATTAACAGTTGCAGTTACAGAATTAGACGCGTTATTTCCAGCTAAAAAAGGGTCTTCTATTAATCTGGTAATTATATTATCTACATTAAAAATATCTAAAGTTATTTCGTCTACTGAGCCTTCAGATCCCATCCCTAGCTTAGAAGCATTTACGGGAAAAGGAATATAAGAAGTGCCCCCATAAGATACATTGTAAGATAAGTCAGAAGTTAAATCACCAACAACTTCAGCAAAACGAATCGGAAACTCGTTAGGCCATGCTTTACCTGCTCCTTGGCCTGTTGGGTTACCAGCAGTATTAGGAGGATACCATTCTCCAGGATAATAGATAGTATAAAGTCTTACAATAGGATTTTGAGAAAAAGAGTTTTTTTCTGCTTTAAAAGCACTAGGAGTTATAGAAGAAACAGTTGCGATTGCAGTAGTAGAGTTAGCTGATATAACATTACTAACAAAATTAGAAGTAGTGAGTAGACCATCTCCTCCTGCTGCTTCAGCTAAAACAATAGTATTCGAATGCACTAATTCTGAAGAAGAAAATTCTTGTTGTATATTACTAAGCTTTACCTTAAGCTCGTTGGTTGTTAAGTTTACGTTTGCAATAATACCAGAAGTAGCAGTAGTGTTACCAACAAGCACGTTATTAGTACTAAACCCAATAGCACTATCAACACTTAATATTACATCATAGGAGCGAGCGCTCATCAGTCAAAGACCTCTTGCAGGTTAAAAGATACCATATAAAAATTATCTATCAATCTTGCACCTGTAGAATAAGTTTGCTCAATTGATAGAGGACCTTGGAATCTTGTAGTAATTGTACCAGTTTCATTGATGTGTGACAAGTCAAAACTAAAAGATTCAAATTCTCCGCTTCTTGCATTATAAAAGTTCTCAATAGCTGTTTTTTCAACACCTGTAATTGATGTATATTTTAAATCGTAGGAACGTTTTGATCTTCTAGACCTCAAACGACGTTTCTCATATCCAGCTTGTGAAGCAAAAGTATTAACATCAAAAGCACGGGTAGACGATAAGCCTTTATCCGGCTTTCTATCAGCCATTGAGGTAAAACGGTCACTAGTGTCTACAGCTGCTGTAAAAGATCTAATAGTGAGAGTGTCTGCAGCTGTTTCAGATCCTAAAGGAGCTCCAGATTGAACTGTAAGAGCGTTAGAAGAGGTGACAGGCTGAATAGAGTCAGTTTTGTATCTCGCTACATGAGCCAAACGAGCAAAAGATATATCCCCATTGAAAAATTCTCCTGTTGAGGATGTGTTTGAGTTAGCGCCGATAGACACATTACCGCTAGTAGCAGTTGCTGCTACATAAGTTTTATGAGCAACTTTTACATTATTTACATATAGTCTTATATTGTCTGTTGTCGCATCATATGATACTGCTACGTGATAATTAGAACCACCATTAGCATTACCACCGTAAAGTTCTGTTACTCCGCCTAAACGATTGATCACAAATCCCACGTTTGAATTAGCACCTACTAAACGAAGGTTATAATTGTTAGTTGCATCACCATGACGAGCAAATAGAGTTTGATTAGCAGTCATAGAAGTGCCTGTGTCGGGACGAACCCACATATCTAAAGTAAAAGAACGGTCATTTACATTAAAATCGTCACTTGATGGTATTTGTAGATAGTCATTACTTCCATCTAGTGTGACATACTTGTCTGCTCCAAAGGTAGCGTAGGCAGCGGAACCCCCGACAAAAGTTACAGTATGAGCTGTATCTGATTCATCAGTAAGAGCACCAAAAAAGTTTGTGAGTAGCTTTGTGGCAACATTATCAGAAATATCAATTCCATTTACTCCCAAAGTAACTGATGGATAGGTATAAGAATCAGGATTTTGATATACACCAGATAAAAATACTTGTAAGTCACTCGATGATACAATGTTTGCCGAACCAGGAAGTGCAAAAGAAGTTTGGTGAGCGTTAATTACATAAGAATTACCGTTTATAATTGTTGCTGCGGTATTTGAAAATTCAGCTGCTAAAGATGAATAAGTAGCTCTAAGCTTTTTAAGCGCAGGAGGTACAGAGACCGTCTGTAAAGTTAAGTTTGAAGCATTAGGAGCGGCAAGAAAACTAGCTGTTGCTCCAGAATTTGAGATAGAGTAAGCTGTAGTTTGTTGTAGAACACCGTCTATAAAAGCAGCTACCTCACCCGCATGTGCTACAGCAGTAGGTAAATTAAAATCAGTAGCAATGGCTCCTGTAGAACTAAAAGTTACAGTACTAGTAACAGGAAAAGCTGTAATAGGAGCGGTTGCATCAGTTGGATAAGTTGCCATTCTTTATTTCCTTAAAGACTTCTTGATCGGGCCATTATTACGTAAGTCACGAGTAATCATATCAATAATAATTTTGTCACCCTGTATTCTCGGAGCAGCTGATTGTACGTTCTTTGGTGCACCTTCATTGTTTAGATTAACCTGAATGTTTGGTGGTGTCAAGTTTTTTCCGGTCGCATTCATCTGATTAAGTGCTGCGCCACCTATTGCTTTTGCTGCTGGACGACGCATTACAAACTCGCCTGGTTCTAAAAGTGCTGGGATACGGTCACGAGACTGAACAGCACCACCTGCTGCCATTTTACGAACGATACCTCCTGATGCGAAAGACAGATCAAAGTCTTCATCAGCAGTCATGTCAAACCCTTGTAGTCCCCCAGTATTTGCTCCAGTTCCCCCTCCAGAGAAGGTATTAGTTGAACCATCAAACCCACCACCAAAGCTAGAACCGCCGCCAGATGTACCAAAATTACCTCCTCCTGCACTAAAATCATCATTGAAATTAAATGAATCAGCAACGCTGCTGAATCCAGTGTTGTAAGAAGCAAAAGATTTATATTTATCAAGACTTCCAGAATATGATGAACCGCTTGGGATAGTTAGCCCCACTCCAGGAGTATAATAGGCACCAGACCTAGCAAATTGATTGGCTTGAGTAGGACTTAAAGCTCTACCCCCACCCAAACCAGGAGCATAATCTCCTCTACCTTCTCGGCTCATTGAGTTGTACTCTGCAACTGTTAGTGCTGATTGACGACCTGGTGTGGTAACAGCTGTGACAAAATCACTAAAGCTTGAAAACTCTACACCAGAACCTGCAGCTCTAAATCCTTTTGAACCTGCCATGTTTGCAGCAATATCGCTATTAATCCCAATCCTATCAAGAGCAAAAGGATCTATACCAGAAACTACTCCAGTTTCATCAGCTCTCATAAAGTTACCTGAATTAGTGACATCACCAGGTTTAAAGGAACCTTTATAGCCTGTAGCCATCTGTCCTGTTCTTCGATTGACCTCTAATCTAGCTTTTCTTTGTGAAAGAGAAGCTGGAGATGGTGCTTTTGCAAATAGATTAGGAACATCCAACCCTAACATTGCACCTACAATAGAAATAGGAATACCTCTGAATCCGTCTGCTCCTAACACTCCAGCTAAATTACCTGTTGGATCGAAAGTAGCATCTTGAATCGCTTTATTTGTAATTGCGTTCTGAAGTTCAAATTGGTTTACTGAAGCTGTTGAACCTTTTTTTGCGTCAGAACGAGCTTGAGCGTCATCGAAACCTCTAAATAATGCGTTACGGATTTTTATGTCTTCTGCTCTTGGTAACCTTTGAGAATAGTTTCCAGACTGTATTCTTGCAACATTTTCTTTGCCTCCTACAAACTGTGTATAAGCAGGGCTTGCATCGTTCATAATACCTGCACTAGCTAATCCTACAAATCCCTTTAATGTGTCAAAAACACCTTTTTCTTTTGACTTTGATTTTTTACCGCCCTGAAACCTTTCTTGACGCTTTTTAACATCACTCGGTTTATTAGATAATCCTCTATCTAAGAAATCAAATAGTCCTGCAGTCTGGGTAGTTCCACTAGTTTGTAGAGAACTTTGCTTGCCTATACCCAGCATACCTTGAACAGCGTCTAAAGCGTTTGAAGGTGTTGCGGGTTTTGATATAGATGGTGCACCTTGCATTCTCATACTATTTATCACATTATCAGAGTAACTAAAGGCTCCACCAACACTTTTAGACTTATTAGCTTCATCTTGTGCAACAGTTCTAGCCTGACCTGGTGAAAGACCCATTGCTTCTAGTTCCATCGCTCTAGCAACACTATAAGTAGCACTGCCTTGCATAACTTGACCACCACTTTGAAGTTGCTGGGGAGCAGCGTTCATACGCATCATAGTGCCTACACCAGCCTGTTTTACAGCTTCTTTACGCATGACAAACTCGCCCGGCTCTAGCATTGCAGGTACTCTATCGCGTTTCATACCGCCGCCAGCCATGTGGACACGACCGCCTTGAGCTAACGTAGTGGGCGCACCACCACCAACAGCAGGTGTTCCAACAGGAAAGAGGCCCCCAACACTGGAAGAAATGATACCAGCTATAGGGTCAGTAATTGTTTTTTGGAAAACAGCCTTCTGGATATCACGAAGCATATTTCCAACCATATCTTTAAAGGTGTCTCCTACCATACCCATGGTAATCGAGCCATCGATTAAAGCATCATTTAGTTTCATTAAACCGTTATCAACGTAATCTGCAACAATAGCTTGTGTAGCCGCATTAGCTGCGTCCATTCTTGCTTGATAATCTAGTTCATATCTTGCTTTTTCTTTGGCATATTCTAATGAAGCAATAGCAGTTTCTCTTTCGATTCCCGCTTTTTCCATCTGCATTATTAATGTATCAGCTATTGCTTGTTTTTCTAAATCAGCAAGACTAATTTTTCCATCAAGAATAGCTTGAGCTATTGTGCGTTCATTTTGTAAACCTGTAAGCTTAGACTCATTAAGTTTAGTAGTAGCACTAAGTTGTTCTTCAATAGCTGTTTTTTCGCGCATATTCTTATCAAGAGTAACATTTAATCCAGCTATAGCAGTGTCTTGAACAATTTTAGCAGCTTTTGTCTGTTCTGTATAAATATCGTTTGTAGCTTTTACCTGATCTGTAATAGCTTTTAAAGTGCTAGTAATATTTTCTGTATTGATGCCTGAAGTATCAATACTTACTTCACTTAGTGTTCCCTCCTTCAATAAATTAGCTGCTTTGATCATCGAATTAACAATTGTTTCATTGCCTTTTAGAATCTCTTTTTCAGCAGCAATTCTCTGTACAACTAATTCTGCGTTCGCTTGTAAAATTGTAAGTTCACTTATCTTTTGTTCTTTAGCTATCTTAGCTTGAAGATCTGCTAAGGCTCGTTGCTGGGCTATTTGTTCATATCTACTGGCTATAATTTCAAACTCGGCAGTATTATTTGATAAAGCATTTGAAGCTTTTTGATCAGCAATAGCTTGCTCTCTGCGTATAGCACTTTCAGCATTTTGACGCTTTTGATTTTCAAGTTCAAATTCTTTAACTAGAAGAGCAACTTTATCATCTACAGCCTGTGTTTGATTTATATAGTCGTCAATCGCTACTTGACGACGTTGCTCAATTGCTTGTAGTTCAAGAGCTGTTGCAGCTTCAGCTGCTTTTATTCTAAGATCACTTAACGCTTTAGGACTAGAAATACCTCTAGTATCAGCAACATCTAAATTTTGATCTGCTCTTCTTTGAGCTAGTTCTAAAGCATTTCTATCACGTAAATTTTGTAAGTCTCTTTGAGCATCGCGTTGATTTGTTATAGCTGTTGCACGATCTTGATCAAGTTTCAAAAGATCTTTAGCAGAATCTAGTTGCTTTTCTAGATTTTTTACCTGCTGATCAATAAGCTTATTTTGATTCTCTAAAATCTTAAGATCAGCTTGTTGTTCATTTTTTTGAATAGATAAATCAGCTTGCTGTTCTGCTATGTCCAGACCAATTTGTGATAGTTTGTTTTGTTCTTTTTGGATTTTTAATTGGTTTTGTAAAGCTTCTAGCTTCTTTTCTTCAGCCTTTTTTTGTTTATCAAGAGTAAATACTAACTCAAGAGATTCGCCAGCAGTTCCCTTAATAATTTTATTTGCAGCGTCTTGTCTTTCTTTAAACAGTGCTGACTGTTCTTCGGTTATCTCACCGAGAGCGAGTAAGTTTTCATATTCTTTTTTCTGCTCTCTAAACTGTTTCACAATTTCTGCGTTAAGTTTAACTCTGTTTCTATCTTGTTCCTCTTGAGTTTTTGCAAAGCTTCCATCAAAAGCGTTAAAGCGACCAGAAGTAACAGCCTCATCTACGGCTTTAAATGCTCCAGAGAACGTTTTTGAAAGCAGTTTTCCAAATTGATTTAGAGCAACAATTTGTTCTACAAGTTTTCCAGTACTAACGCGTGCTAACTCTACATTTTTTCTTATGAGCGCAGCACCATCTGCATAGTCATTATCTTCTAATGATTTTGCAGCTTTTTCGCCCTGACTTGCGAGAACTCCAAAAGCTGTACCAGCCTTATCAGCTGATATAGTGCCGTTAGCAAGTTTTATTCTTAAATTTTCTAGTTTATTAGTAAAGTCAGCAGCAACAGCGGCTCCAAGATTTATATCTTCTTTTAACGTTATAGTATCATCATCAAATTTACCAATAGCTAGAGAACCACTTTCAAGTTGAAGGATAACTGATTTAGTTGCTTCATCAAATTTTAGTAGCCCTTTATTAGAAGCTTCTGATAAGGATTTTGCTGATACATCTGAAGTTTCAGCTAATGTTCCTACAAGGAGGGCAGATCTCTTAGTTTCTTCGCTTTGTAGCTTCAGAGCAACTAGGTTTGCTCTAAGCTCTCTTTCTACCTTTTTGATGGCGTCTGCTCTCTCTTCGTCTGATAGCGAAGCCTTATAGTTTGCTCTTTCGTAGTCTGCAAGTTCTAGCCTCGCATTTCTTATATTATTGATAAGACGTCCTTGACCTTGGCTAGCCAGTTCAGCCGCGTCACTAAATGCAATCATTTTTTGTGCAGTAGAACCTCCTATATCTCTAGTAAGCGCTTTAAAAGCGTCATCTGTAGACTTAATATTTTCAGTGATGCCTTCTAAACCTTCTTTTGTTCTTCTAGATTCTGCTGTTAATTCTTTAAAGGCTTCTGTTACTTTTCCAAGCAAATCTACGTCAAATAAAGTACCAACAAGTTGTATACCTACCAACGCAATTGCAACTACATTAAAAGCAGCCAACGCTAAACTAAGAAAAGTAGCTAGTTTGGCAGCAGCAGCAGCGGCAAAGTTAAGGCCCACAGCTAAACCTTTTGAAAGAACGTTTTGTGCGCCTAATTGTGTTGTAATCAGCTTTTCTGTTTGTAATAAAGCACCTTTTCTTATTTCAGACTTACCCATTTCCGCAGTAGCTTCTTTTTGACTTATAAGACCATCTTTTAAATTTTGATTAATAGCTTTTTGTAAATTTATTTCATTTGTTTTAAGATTATCAACTTCTTTTTGGGCTACTAAGGCTTGACGAGTGGTAAGTCCTTCTCCTAGCTGGCGCTTTAATTCAGCTCCATAAGCTCTACCAGCGCCAGGCAGTGCGCCGCCACCTACGAATGCAGCTTGAGCAGCCGCACCAGCTGCAGCAAATTCTAATGCTTTTTTAGAAGTC